GCGTCAATCTCGAAGTCGTCTGGATCGCCGACAATCAAACCACCAGCCACTTCAAGCCCGGCAAAGGTGCCCGTTGTGCCAGAGTAAATGTTGCCGTCGCCGTCCATCACGGCAAAGTAACTCATGGCAGCCGAGTCGTATTCGCTCGACAACTCAAGGCATACACCCGCTCCGGTCGCCAGATCGGGAGCAAGGCCGATTGCCAGACGTGTGAAGCCATCAAAATCGGCGAACGACTTGGCCCAGATGAGGTTGTGCGTGTAGGAACCAGATGCATAGGTCTGGATCGCAAGGCCGATGACACCACTTCCTCGGTCGAGATAGAGTTGGTAGTCGTTCGTGTGCCGCCCGACCGTGATAGAGGTGACGAACGTCTTCATTCCCTGGAAGCTCTGGGCTGCCGTGTCCATGGCTCCCTTTTGAGAAGGGGACGCGGAAGCAAGAGATACTTGTGCCTGATTCGCGGCAGGCTGAGAGAGCGTGAAACCGTCTGCCTGATTGAACAGGAGCTTTGTTGTGGCCGTGTAACTTGGGTTGCCGTCCGCTTCTTCTACGGTGAGACCGGCATCCACGCGTCGCCAGATGACATCAGCAGTGCCGAGCGGATCGTCGTAGTAATTGAGTTCGCACTGCCAGAGCGTGTCCGCGTTCTCTATCCCCATCTGGACCGTGACAAGCCGGCCCGCCATTGCTTCAGTCGTGTCATAGCCGCTACTCTCCCGGCTAGCTGTGCCCGTCGCCGGTGCCTCATAGACGCCGTTCTCCGTCAGATCGTCCTGATCCTTGACCAACACCAGATCACCGGCGTCGAGGATCACGCCGTTGAGCATCTGGCCTTCTTCGAGATCGGTCGTGAGGTCGATGTTCTCCGTGGTCGCCACGATCACGGTTGTGGGTACGGGCGTATTAGCGACGATGGAGTCAGACAGTTCCCTGTGTGCCACACCCAAAAAGGTGAAGTGCGCTACGTTGTCGCTGCTGGTCGAGCCGATCACCCGGAAGCCGGTGTTTCCTTTCTTGAGTTTCCACGATCCGACCCCGGTGCCATAGTCGTCACCTTCCTCAGCGTCGCCGTCCGCTGTCTCGATCAGTGCCGCGAGCGGTTCAGACCGCGTGCCTTCGCCGTACTCGCCGACCGCAATTCCGCAGTCGCCGTTGACGAACACTTCGGTGAGATTGTCGCCGTCCGGCTGCTCCACTTGGTAGACATCGTCATCGTCCAGGCCGGTAGACTTCATCACGCCATAGGGCGGAATGGGAGTGTCGCCGGCATTGTAGACGGGATGCCAGACCTGCCCTTCGTCGTCAGTGCGAGACTTGATTGCACTACTCATCGTGGAGCGATCCCCCAGAAGTTACTCTGCTGGGCTGCCGGCGGAAGGTGGAGCGGGACCATTCCGCCAGGACCCGGATCCTCGGCAATCCCCTGGAAGGGCGGATTGGCTCCCTTCTTCCCCTTCACGATGGGTTCAAGGGCAGCGTTGCGCATCCGTTGCGGGAAGGGTGGGATCACGCGAGAATGCTCACTGTTGCGGCTTGCTTGGGTCGTTGAGCCCCCACCGACGCGCCAGGTAACCTGCGCGATCGCCCCGTCGAGCCAGATGTGCTGCAGCCCCGCGTAGGTGCGCGAGGCGATGGCTTTCAGCTCGTACTGTCCCATGATCGCGTTGAGATAGTAGTCGCACTTCTCCCGCGCGTCATCGAGTCCCTTGAAGTTGACCCCCTTGATCGTGTGATTGGCCTCGTATTCCCCGATCACCGTCGCCTGAATGTCCTCCCGGACCACGTACAGAGGTTGCGTCCCAAAGTGAGGCTGAGGGAACTCCCGGAAGCTCTCCACACAGAGGAAGTCGTTGGTGTCGGCATCGCGCATGTTGTGCGCGACTTCAAGGATCAGCGTCGGGAAGGTAAAGCCCCCCGAGGCGAGCTTGTAGACGACAGGCTGGGAGAACATCACCAGTTGCCGTTCTGGGTCGATGGTGAAGGGAACGGTAACCTCGGACTCTTCGTCCGTGTTCCTGCGGGCCCTCGTGCCGATGAAGTAGGAGCCGTAGACCGAGGCCGGCTTGTCCCGGTCGTGACCGTCATAGAACAGGTCAACCTTGCGCCGACCCTGGTCGTCAAACAACCGCTTCGGTCGGCCCTGATCGTCGAGATCGAGTTCCTCCGGGACGATCTGCTCTGCCTTTGTTTGCTGCAGGACGATCTGCTCTTTCCTGACCAGTTTCCCGCCAAAGCCTGGGATCTCCAACGGACCCACTCCGGTCGGACTGTCCAGGGTGATCGTGAACCACTTGTAAACACTGTCTCGTGCGAATTGGGTAGCCCGGAACTTGTCCATCCGATCCGTCGCTCGAACTCCGGAGAACGTGTTTGGTCCGCAGTTCTGCCAGGGATTGGCGTCGATGCTCACCCCTTGCTTGACCAACTCCCACACCAGCGTAGGCGAGCCGAGACCACCGTTCGGATCGGCCTCGGTGATGATGTCGAACGGAGTCCCGTCCCCGTCGCCGAAGATCATCAGATGAGTAGTCTCGTCAACCGCCCGGAAGGGTAGTTGGGGCGTCAGGTCGATCTGGGCTTTCAGGCCGGCTGTTACGTCTGCCACGCTTGACGTAACGACACCCTGAGCCACGTACTCGTAGAGCGTGTCATTAAGCCGGATAGCGAAGTAGTCGCCGGCGAGAATGCCGACTCCAGCACCCGGGGTCACCTTCGCCTGGTGAATGGCGGGATCCACGGACGGTCGATAGCTGACGTCCCGAGGATGAACAGCCTCCCCGTTCCATTCCTTGGCGCGAGGCTCCAGGAGGAAGCGAGACTGATAGCGGAACGCCTGTCCGACGCAGTACACTCGGTCGGGGCGTTCGGGCAGATCGAGAGTGAGCGACTCGCTTGAAATGTGTCCGGGGGGCAACTCGGCTCCGACACCCAGCGGAGCAATGAGGATCGTATCCGTGTCGAGACGATAGATCACCCGGCAACCCAGGGAGACAACCAACGCCTCCAGGGCCTGAGCCGGCGGCAGGTAGTGCCAGGCAACCGGAGGCCGGACTGTCACGTTAGGAAGGATGATCTGGTAGTTCACCTCTCCCAGAGCCTTCAGGCAGAGTTCGGCCAGTTCGGAAGGGTCTTTACGCATGTAGGGACGGACCAGGCCGGACTTGTCCACCTGGTTATAGATCCCCTGAATCCCTCCGAGTTCCTGCCAACGCCAACGACGGTCAAGGATGTTGAGCGTCATCTTCGTGCCCGAGCTGCGAACCGCGCGCGAGCTGGCAACCTTGGCCCGGGGAATTACGAGTGTGCGCAGACCGTCCGTCATCATCAGGTCGCCCACCATACCGATGACGGAGCCTTTCTTCTGCGGGCCTATGACCATCGTGGCCGCAGCGGGAGCGATGCCGTGCGAGAGAGTGTACTCGCACGACTCGACCATGCGCACGCCAGGCCAGAAGGCTTGTCCACGAAGATCAGGCATCTCACGTCCGGGTAATGGAGAAGGGCGCGTTACCGAGGTTGCAGTTCTTCAGAGACTGCGTGTCAATGTCGAGCCAGTCTGTAATCGACACGGTCTGATTCGGGTCGATGAGAGCAGCCCCGTCGTAGAACGTACCGCCGGTGAGCGTCCGGTCGCGAAGGTCGCGGGAAGCGTCGAGAACAGCTCCCTGCCCACGCATCACGGCTTCCTCAATCGTGCCATCCGAAAGCCACAAGTGCGTTCCTTGCCCATCCTGCACGAGTGAGTCGATGTCCGACGATTTGAGGTTGCTCGAAGACGATCCGACTGTTTTGGTCCACGTCACAACGTCAGTCTCGACAGTGACGTTGCCCCCACACTGGTCAATGGTGCCGAGAGTGCAGCCGGCTCCACACACCAGCACCGCGTCCGAGGTCTGACCCTGCGACCCAACTCGAATCACCGAGAACTCGGCAGTGGTCCCCGTCTCGACGGCCAGGCCCACCAATCCCTTGAGTACATTGAGCGAACTCCCGGCCTGTCCCCCGGAGAGAATCAAGGCAGGCAACGCGCTCGACTTGGGTGTGCCTGTCTTGTGGATCGTGGCGACACAGGCTTCGTTGGTGCCGAAGTTGATCCGGCTCGACGAACTGCCGTTACCCTGTCCTTCGCCGATGTCAGCGACGTTCACGCTGTTGTAAGTGAGGGTCGTACCGAGATACTCGTAATACCCCTCGGGGTTGTACGGCGGCAGCCCGATCTCGCCGGTAAACCCTGCCAGTTTGGTGAATGAAGCCAGGTCCACGGACGATTGATCGAGGTCGTAAAGGATCGACACCGAACCATTGAGAACGACGTCGTCATTGTCCACCGGAACGCCAGACGGTTCCCAGTTGGCCGCAATGCCGTAATGATTCGGACCGCTGCTGGCGGTAACCGTCGCTGCGTTGAACGAGTGTCCCGCGCTCCCCGCTCCGTCGGCAGAACTCGATGTGATGGTGAAGGGCTGCCCGGCCTTTTTCGCAGTGAGGAACAGAACGGTCGTTCCGCTTGCCGTGACCCGCTTGAACTCCGGGATCGTGGTCGCGTTGACGGCGGTCACCAGGCCGGCAACGACATTCGCCGCGGTGGTAGCCGTTGCCGTGAACGAGATCGTCTTACCGTTGCAGTGGAGCGAAAAAACATTGCCAACAGTAACTGAAGCAGGAGCATAACTCCTAACTTGAGCGGTTGCTTGTGCATCGCCTCGCCACAGTTTCTGAGCCATAGAACCCCCTTACTGACCGTTCGTCAGTCCCTCTCTCCGCCAGAAATGTGGCAGCGCACGTAACGGGCGATTTGATTCAAACGAGTGAACCCACGAAACTTTCCATCCTTTGACGCCGTCAGGGGCGCTTTCCGGAATAACCTCAGAGTCGATCAAGTCATCGGGGAAGATTGGAGGAGGAACCATTGGGTAGGTAAGATAACCGACCGCACTGCCCGTTTGAGTGGCTTTGTACGTCGTGCGGAGAACAGTTATTTCCGGGAGAGGTTCTTCTCCATTGATGTCTTCGTGAAAGATCTTGCGAGGCAACCCGCCGCTCATTCGCAGTGACTCTTGAAAAGAGACTGCAACGCTATCCAACTCTTGCGGCGAACCTGTTCCATCCGGGTTCACCCCGAACGGAAACGTGGCGACCGCAGTGAATTCATACCTTCGATGTTCCAAACATTCCGGGCCGAACGTGCTGGGAAAATTTGGTCCCTCGGTAATCTGAATGCCTGTCGTAGATCCGGCAGCCTTGAGAATAACCGCGCTCTCGTCGCCCGCGTCGGTGTACAGAATGATGTCCCTGCTTTGCCCTTTGAGGGCTGCCTTGAGCGCGAGTTCCTTTTCCCGGCACTCAGCTTGTGAGGTTGCCTTAAACACACCACGAATGCGAAAAGTGAAGTCCTGAGTAAGTGGTTGTCCTGAGTCTGAGAACTTCGTCGAAATGGACGTAGCAATATCGGGAACGCCCGGCGTGAAGATGTAGGTGGAGCCGACCACGAGTTGCACGATTCTTGCCCTCTAACGACCAACGAGAGGGCATCTTCGCATAGAATGGCGAGTGGTCGCAAATCAGTCAAAAGTGGTGCAGACGTCTGCACATGGGGAGAGAGGAACGTGGAAGCGTCGTGCCCACACTGTGAAACCGTGATCCGTCGAATCCCTCCAAAGGACGGAGGGATGATCGCAACGTGTCCAGGCTGTAAGGGGAAGTTTAAAATCCCGATCTCTCCCGAAGAGAAGGAGAGGCGGGAGGAAGAACAGTATCAGTACGAACAGGAGCGGAAACACCGAGCATCGAAGATCACGGCGAACTCAATGAGAACCGTAACGCTCATGCTTGTTGGGATCATCTTTCTTTTCCTGATCTTCTTCGGTTTCCTCTTCATCCTGTCGGGAGCCAAGATCACTCGTTAGCTGTTCGTCTTTCCTGATCGACTTCCACCTTTGTGACAGTGCTCTTCGCTACAGCCTCGAACTGCTCTGTCAATTTCGTGAGCAGAGGAACGAGCGTCTCATTGAGAGCGTTCACGAACTTCTGCTCATCGAGCTCTACCTGAAGATCGAGATCCACCTGCGTTTTCGCGATGACTTTCTCGATCTTCTCCTTGTCGTGTTCCCGGCCCAACAGCTCCTGCAATGCCTTGAACTCTGGGTCGTTGAACGCAGCTTTCTCCGCTTCAGCGTTCAGGACATTTCCCGCGCCTGCTTGTTGCAGGAGAGCCTTTTGCTCCGGAGTCAGACTCTCGAATCCCTGCTCTTTCAGAGCTTTCGCGGACTGCAGAGCCTCGAAGCGCTGGGTAGCGTCGAGTGACCCAAAGGAAGTTGCCTCTCCCTTGAGAGTCTGAAGCTTCTGCTTGTTGATTTCGAGCTCATCCTTGAGGATCTGAATTCCCGCCTGTCTCTCCCGTCGCTTCGCTTCCTCTGCAGCCTTGACCGCTTCGGCCTCGGTCTTCGTGGCTTCAATAACCTGAGCCCGGAGTTTGTCCTCCTCGCGCAGAGCTTTCAACACCTCTCCGCTCGCCTTAATAGTAGCGGCATCCTCCCGGCTTGCTTTGACAGTGTTCGCACTCAGCCCCAGCCCTGTCGAGACGGCACCGAGAGGGTTGTTGCGGATTTTCTCTTCAGCGGTTGCGACCTTGCCAACGGTGTTGAAGAGAGCTTTCAGGGCCTGGTTGTCTGTCGCTGCAGACGCTCTGCGGGCGTCATCCGCGAGACCCTGCGTAAACCGCGGTTTAGTTTCGTCCTTCTTCGCCTGGTCTCGATCGACCTTGAACTGAGCGAAGTTCTTTTGTTCTGTTTCCCTTCTCTCTTGAGCGGCCTTCAGGGAAGCTTCAAGAGCTTCCCGTTTCTGCCTCGCATCGTCCTGTAGGGTCGTTGCGGAGACAACGTCTCTCTGAGCTCGAGCGCGTGCTTTCTCGGCATCGGTAGAAGCTGCTCCGAAGCCGAGACCAACACCCTGACCGAAGGGTAAGTTGAATCCAGCCTGTTGCACCTGGAGAGCTTTGATCTGCTGTTCGATAGGTTGCTTCTGTTGGAACGCAGCGAGATCCGCACCAGCCTTCGCCGAACCTACGACCTGTTCCCTCTCTTGCTCACGGACGGCTTTTGACTTTCCTGTGGTAACGTCGCTGAGCGCTTTCAGCCCTTGATAAAACTCCCCGATCACCGGAAGCCCTTGTGCAACCTTGGCAAGCGCCTTGTCACTCGAATAGGCGCTGTTGGTGAGGTGATCTAGTGCAACGGCTGCCACCGACATGCCCTTTCCGACCGCACTAATTGCTGCTGCGGCTCCACCGGCAACTGCTCCCATCTGCGCAACTTCCTTCAACACCCCCTCGTTGATGCCGAGTAAGCCGGGCAACCCTTCAGCCTTCTGCACTGCCTTCGGTTCCGGCGCACGTGGAGCCTCAGGCGCAAACTGCGGCTGTTGCTTCTGCGGTCCGGGAGCTGGTCCCCCACCAGGCCGTGGAACATTCGGACCCGCTGCGGGTCCACGTCCCTTTGCTGTCTCCGCATTGAGAGCGGCCACTTCCTTCGTCGCCTTCTTCGCCTGTGACTCGACGTCGGCGAAGCCCTTCGCCGCTTCCGCTTTCGGTCCGCGCACCTTGGCTGACTCGGCATTCAGCGCAGCCATGTCCTGTGTGGCACGCTTCGCCTGCGCATCGAGGTCGGCAAGACCCTTGCCGACCTCTCTCGGCTTCGTTCCGTCGATCCTGTCCGTCTTGACCTCGGAGATCGCCTTGCTTGCTCCCTTTGCCGAGCGATCCACTTCAGCCAGGGACTTGCTCAGGGACTGAGGCTTCGTTGGGTCAACCACGACCGAACCAATCCCTGCAACAGCCTTTCCTGTCGCTTGAGCCTGCGCGGTCACATCGGCCAGGGCTTTACCCATCGTCCTGGTAGCAGTCGCATCAACGCTCTTGGCATCCTTCTCGAACCTGCCCATCCCTTTGCTGGCTTGATCGGCTGCAGCCGCAACGTCACGCAGGGCCTTCGGCGCGGTCTGATCCCCTGCGACCAGGTTCAGTTTCACCGTCACGTCACGTTGATTAGCCACTTGCTCTGACCCTCATTGTCGTCACCAGGGTAATGATCGCATCCAGCCGAGCCGTGATCTCACCACGTTCCCAGGCATCCCAGTGGTAGGCGATGATCCCCGCGTGTCTCTCCACGATGGGATCAACAGGGAACCGGCCCACGGCCTTGCACTGGCGGTAATGTCGCCAGACCATCCAGTTGCGCTGGGACAGGTTTATCGCGTGCGACTTATTCGTCCGGATCTGTTCCCTCTCGCGCACCGCCTCCGGCACCTTCTCACAGATCCAACAGGGAGGCCGGCTACCAGGTGCCCGGAGGACTGGTAGCTCGACGCGCTGGTGGGGATCCCACGTCTTGACCAGGTCGCCGCGTTCGTCGTACTCGTACGTCTCACAGGACTCACAGGAACGACTGGCGAGCTTTGGATGTTCGTGAATCATCCAAAGCCCGTCGATCAGTTTTTTGTGTCGGCTTCCTGATCCGGGAAGGTGTACGCTGTGATCGCGTCGATGATCTCGGTCATGGCAAAGGGAGCAATCGTCTTGAACGACTCCCACACGATCTTCCTGTCATCGCTCCATTCCAGGACGTGTTCCGCCGCGAACTGTGCGTCGAGCTTGAACTGTTGCTTGGCGTCCTTCGCCTGAGCGCGCGCCCAGCGCCATTCCTGCGTGCGCTCCGGGAGGGAGAGCCGATACTTGAACGTCATCTCCGGGAAGGGACCACGAGCGCGAACGGTCCCGTTGAGAGTGAACCCATCATTGATGAACATGCAGACTCCTCTGAGTTGTTTCCCATGTTTCCGGTTCTAAGTACGCTCTTAGTCCGGGAAACATGGGAAACAGGTTTAAGCCGGTGGTACAACCGTGACTTCCATCTCCAGATCATTGCCCGACTTCCAGGCTTTGCCGTTGAGCGGAAGTCGGATCTTTTCCGCGCGACTGGCAACGCTGGGGCTGATCCGGTCGAACACGACGGCCGGGAAGTCGAAGGTAATCGTGCCCCCATCAACCTCGTTGACACCCTCGATCTGGACGGGCCAACCATCTTCCGACGGCGGATAGAGGGAGGCATAGGCCGACCGGAACGCCGGCGTGAACGAGATGCGAATATCGCGCGGGCCGGACCGGATAAAGGCCGTCGGTCCCGTAGAGCAGTTGGTCAGCTCATCAGCCGTGAGCAGGTTGTTGCCTGAGATCGTGATCGCAGGAACGCAGATACCGACCGAGTTGACCGTGATCGTGCCGAAGTCGCTCAGCACGAACGGCTTTGAATCCTCATCAAGAGTCAAGGCCGGGAAGGTGCCGGCATTGGCTACCGTCTCCCCGGTAGCAAAGAGATCGAGCTGCAGCGAGAACTTCTGCTGCGCGTTGCAGGTGATCGACCAGGAGCCGACGACGCCACCGGCCCACGTCAACACCTTCGTGACCAGGTCGAAGGAGAAGTATTTCTCGACGATCGAGTCACCGAGCGGATAGGTGTTGCCTGACGGAGTGCCGCCCAGCATCCAGGGGAGAAGCTCGATCCACTCGTTGCACGTGGGGCGCAAGACGACCGAGCCGGCGTAGCTGTAGGGACCGAAGCGAACGGTTGCCAGGTCTGCCGAGGCACTCCCTGTGATCTCATCATCGGGCAGTTGCGTGCGCGTGCCGGCGAAGTTCTCGGAGACGAAGCGTAGGCCGACATCGACCGGGCTCGAATCACCGATACCGAATTTCGCCAGGGAACCAGTAGGATCAGTCGGCATTGTCGCTCCCTCCCATTGAACAGGGAGAGAGCATCCCAAAGTGAAAGGCTGAAGGGCAAATCAGTCGCGGGACTGCTCTACGAGCACTTCAAAGTTGAGTTGGCGGAGGATGGTTTCCCAGCCTTCGGTAGCTGCTGTGGAGGTTGGGCCGCCCACGAACTGAATGTCGAGACAACTGGCTCCGGGATAGGTGAGTTCGAGCCGTCGATTCCGAGTGATGAAGAAGGCGTCCAGGATCGCCTGGGTGACCTTCTGCTGCAGGTTCCGCTCGTCAACGGACCACGCCTTCGAGCGGTACACAGCAGCGATCGTGAGCGGATAGGCGATGCCGACCGAGCATGAGTCGTCAAGCTCGGGGAGCGGACGCAGGTTGCCATACCCTGAGATCAGCACAGCGTCGGGAGGTAGAGCGGTTGCCCAGGCTTTCGTGATCTGTTCTACTTCCACGAAACGACTCGATGCGATGCTCAGGGATGGACCGAGCGCAACGAGCCGAGTCTTGGCGACAGCCAGAACGTCCTGGTGAACGGAATCAGCCATTGCGAACCTCTAGTGTTTGCACGGTTTGCTCTGCCGTTCGCTTGGTTTGTTCGACGAATCGCCGCAGTACGGGAGTTAGCTGTTCGTGGAGGGACTGTACCATTCTGTCGGTGTCGATCTGGATTTTGAAGTCCACTGTCGGGTTCACCAATTCGTCAACATCCTCTCGTTTGGCGTAGCCGACCACCTTGTTCTCAGCGTCGAGAATTTCAATGTAGTCCGCTCCCGGCAATGTGATTTGCTCTACTCCATGTTCGACCAGTTGTAACGGCAGTTTCATTTGATCTCCATGATGACGAGAACACCGTCCACGAGGATTTGATCAGCACGATCCAAAACCTTCGGGCTGAAACCCTGGAACGGTCTCGCAGGGATCTTCACCGACGGCTTCAGCACGTACTGCACCTGATCGTCCCTATCGACCAGCACGCCTTTATTCGAGCCTTTCTTGCCGAGGAAGTGCAAACCCGGCATGTTCCTCGGTGAACCGGCTCTCTTGGCCTCGGCAGTGATCGGGATGGAGAGCAGCCCAGACCTTGCCGTGATCGTTCCACCTTCCTGCATGATCCGGGCCTGAACACGGTTGTTGATTAGACTGATCGAATCACCATCGACGGTGTAGTAGTTCGCTGCCCGAAGCAACCCTTGATCGAGAAGGGCCTTCCCTTCTCGGAGGATTGGCCTGGGCCACGGTACACCTTCGGGGGACTGCTGTTTATCGAAGTTGTTCTTGACGTCGGCTACTGCAAGGATGCCGATCTTCTTCTTGGCTTGCTCCGCTTCCTTCGACTTGAGGAAGATTTCGAGAGCCTTTGCATCGCCGCTGAATTGCTTCGAGAGTTCTGTCAGGGTGAGAGTGCGGACCGATCCGGCCATACGTCACCGTTTTGCCTTCGGCTTCTGAGGCTTGTTGTTCGGCCACCAACTGCCTTTACCCATGCAGTGAGTGCAGCCAAGGAAGATCTCGAAGCGAAACAGACCTCGCCTCACCCATCGACCACCTCGACCGTTGCAGGGTTCACACTTGATCTTGGAGCGTCTCATTGGTCACCACTTCTTCCATTCACCTGTTCTTGGGTTGCGGAACGTGTCCGGCCTGAGCGTCGAGTCGTTCGCCATGTCTCCATAGGACACCACGTCCGAGCGGAGGGAGGGGAACTGACTGGAGGCCGGTTGAATGACGTTGTAACTGGCGTCGAGGATCGCGCAGTTGGCGAGCTCCGCTCGGCGATCCAGGCGAGTGAACGTCGCCACCACGCTGGCGTCAACTGCGTCCATGCCTCCGCCTTCGACGCAGCACCAGTAGAGGCCGATATGCCGGTTGTACTCGGCTCGCTGAACCCACGAATCGAGCTGACTCTTGGCGAAACCACGGCCTGCAAGAATGGTGATGATCTGATCGAAGGCACTTTGGTTGCAGTTCGGGACGATCTCTTCCTCGTACTTGTCGGGCAGGGTGAGACCGTACTTGTTGAACAGGGCCTCCAGAGCCGTGGTCAGATCAGCGTCAGAGATCCATGTCGCCACGACTCACCCCTTCGGCCAGTGCCACGTCCCGTTCTCTTTGAGCTGTCCGTCGTACTGGACATCCTTAACGATGAATGTCCCGCCACAGTCGAGCCTGTAAGCGTGAAGGTTGACCCGGCCTTCCGCTTCGCTAAGCACCTCGACAACAACGGCTGCCGTGGTCCTTCCCTTGTATCTGACGTGCGGTTCGTCATAGACCCAGCACACCACAGCCCCGACGTAAGGTTCCAGTGGGTTGCTCATGTCGGATCGACCAGGAGCACGCCTTCCAGAACAGCATCGTCGCCGGCTGCCAGGGTGACGTAGATCGTCGTCACGTTGCCGGCGAAGGGAGCGGCTGCCGTTGGATCTTCGCTGTCCCAGACAACGAACTCACCCGCAGCGAGAGTGAACGTCTCTTGCGGAGATCCGCTGCTGTTCGTCTTGATCGTGACAGGTCGCGTTTCGCAACCGATCTCGAAGAACTTCAACTTCGCCAAGGTGAACGCAATGGCGAGTTGCAAGTGCGTCGATCCCCCTGGGATGGTTTCGTTGATGAACGTCTTCAAGCCACCTGACAGGGTAGTACGGTGGTTGCGCGTCTCCTGACCGTCGTTGACCGAGCGTGTATAGGTGATCGATTCGGCCATGAGCTTCTACCTCTGTACTTACACCGTTTGTGGACGGAATGACGAAACGACGGTTACTTTTTCTTCGGTTGCTTCACTTCCGGTGCAGACGTCTGCACCTGGTCGAGTTGCTTCCTCAGTTCGGTGTTCTCCTCACTGAGTTGGCGGATCTTTGCATGGAGTTCGTCATTCTCCTGGGTCAACTCCCTGATCTGCAGACCGCCTTCGTGGGCAGCCGATTCCGCTTGCGTGCGGGCCTTCTGCAGTTCGTGGTCAGCGCGTTCGATCTCACTGTTGCGTTCATTCAGGAGAGTCCTGAGCCTTTCGATTTCTTTCACCGAGGCCCGTAATTCTGTCTCCAATTCGTCGAGCCGATCCGATAGCTCAGAGTTCGCCTCGACAATGCTTGCTTGCTCCTGCGTCAACTCCAGGGGCTTATCCGGGGAGTTCTCCGGGACCATCTTCACGGCCCCGAGGTCCAGCAGCCGGCGAAGCTCACCGGCAGAGAACACCGACGTATCGACCACGTCCCCGCCCTGGTGTTGCCCGACGCTGTTGTGCAAGATCTCGACTGGCATGGATTCACCCCAAAGGAAAAACTCCCTCCCCGCTGCAAGACAGGGAGGGAGCGGCACCACCTACCTCGGCAACGGGTAGCTTACGCCAGTGCTGTGGTCGGCAACTCAAGCCAACTGATCTTCAGGAACCCAGCCATCTGGGTTGTCGTTGCGCTGGCGTGCAAAACGATAGCAGCAGCACCCTTGGCGACGACAGGAGCGTAATCTCGCCAGTGCCACTTGAACACGCGCGGCGGGACAGTGTTCACGTCGGCAAAGGCCGATCCCCAACGCCAGAACTCGACCGGATTGACGGCTGCAGCGCCATCGGCAGTGTAGAGCGAGTACACCGAACAATTCGTCGTGTTCGGTTTGTCCGACGTGTTGCTGTGAATGGTGGACGAAGAGATCGCCGTCGAGGTCGCGGCACCGATGTTGCCGTTGTTCAGGACAGCTAGCACTTCGTTGTCGGTTCCCGCCGAATCCTCGATCTGTCCCTGAATGCAGAGCGGAATGATGGTTGTCGCGAGAGGCACGTCCACTACGAGAATTGGACGCACCGCATTGTACCCGGTGAAGGTCGCGGGGCTTGACGCAGAGCCGAGAGAAGCCGTGAAAACACGACCTTCCAGGGCCGCAACCAACGTGAAGTCGGCAACGCTCATTGTGCCATCACGAAGAGCGCGGAAGGCTTTCTTCAGAGCGTCGGCACTCGAATAATCCGGGGAGCGAACGCCTGTCCGTCCCATCGTTAAGAGGTTCATTCGTCATCTCCCTGGAGCGCTTCGAGGATCGCCTCCAACAGACTGTTCGATCTGAATTGAAGTTGCAGGCTCAGTTCCTCGCGACTGATCGCCCGCCACTCCAGGCCGTCCCACTGCCACCGTTTGCCAGTGTCTGTCTCGTAGTAGATCGACCCTGTATCGACGTCCGTGGTCGGCTTCGTGTCCGTGGACAGGCCGCGATACTCCACCGACGGGATCAGGGTCAGATCGAACTCAACAGCCATCGGCAAACCCCTCAAGAATCCAGGCCGAAGCCTTAGATGTTCATCGCGATCACGGCACCGGGGAAATAGATCACCGGCCCACCGTTGTGGCCTCGGTGCACCTCGATCACGCGGGGGATGGTGTTCTCCCCTCGGTCGATGACGCGAGTGTAACTGCCCGGCTCCATGTTCGGGTTGTTGACGTTGCGCGTGAGCCGGTAGGCTCCGATCTGCTGACCTGCCGGACGCTGCCCGACCAGGATTGCCTTGCCGTCGGCAATGAACGGCGTGAACGTCCCGGAGTCGTTGAGGTAACCGGCATCGTAGGGAATGATCTGCGGGAGATCGTTCTCCAGAAGGATCTTGTTGACGCCTTCGAGGTTGTTGATCGTGTCGCCGCCATTGATCCGGTAGCGACCACCGATGTCATCAGCGTTGGCGTTCTTCAGAAGGTAGTTGATGTACTTCTGATTCATGAGCAGCTTCGCGCCACGACCGAAACTCGCCGACTGCCCACGCTGTTGCAACTGGACAGCACGGAGATCGCTCACCGGCGTGGAGTTCACCAGGTCCGTCCAGGCCGGCGAAGCCGTGAACGTGCCAATGTTGAACATGTCGGTGTGGATCGTGCCTCCGGTCGGGCTCGACACGCTGAACGTGCCTGTCGTGAGCAGGGTAGCCACGATCACTTCCATGCGGTCCATTTCACGCTGCAGGAGTTTCCGCTGCGCGATGCCGACCAGGTCGCTGATCTCGATGGGAGTCCCGAACGTGCCGAGCTTGCGGCGTTCGGTCAACTCCTGTTCGTCGAGCGTCTCGAACTCACCGTAGTAACCGGGATCCATGCGATAGCCCTTGGATCCCGTCTTGGCGATGCGCGTCGGAGCGCCGCCGATACCGCGCAGTTGTTGCAGCCCGACGAAGTTGTCCATCTGCTCCCACTTGAGAACGCTTGCATCGGCGTTCTCGCGTGGCATCAGACTGAGCAACATCCGATCTTGCTCCAGTCGTGGCAACAGGACTTGCTCGATTTCGAGAAGCTCCTGTGAGGTCGGGTAATCGTAGGTAACAGTCGCCATACCCCTTACTCCCCCTGTCTCGATGTCAGGCCGCTATCAGGGCGGCGATTAGTTCACCTTGATGATGGTTGTGGTCGCGCTCAAAGTCGCGCTGCTGCCAGTGACGTAACGACCCAGATCGGTCACTGCATTGGCGTCGATCCCGGACAGATCAGCGGAGAAGAAGTAGCCGCTGATGTAGGCCGGAGCCTCGTACTTGTTGCTCGCGACTCCGGCATCGTCGAGGATCTGACCGAGTTCATTCGTCTTGGTTCGGCGGACAAGGATCGCCTTGGCAACCTGCGTCCCGTCCGAGGCCGAGTCGTCGTAATCCTCGAACTGACCCTGACCCGTCGAGCCAGGCGTTGTCTTGGCAATCGAGATCGCCGGATCGGTGCCCCCGGTGAGGCTGTTGCTGCTGGTGAGCAGCGGGACGTTACGTGCAGCCAGGTCACCCTGGAAGGTGACGGTGACAGCCGAGCCAGGTAGCGCACCGCCGGCACACGCGACGTTATCCGTGCCGATGGTGGACAGCGCCTCAAGAGTGGCTTCCACCGTCGCAGCACTCGCGTTGTAGGCGATGGCCGACGTCGTCTGACCGTAGAAGGTCAGGGTGAACGTCCCGCCGTCAGGCGTCCCACTGATGGTGATGGTCTGGACTTCGTTGGTCGCACTCCCAGTGCGCGCTCCCAGCACCTTGCCGGCAGCGTAGTCGATTCCACCGGGAAGCCGGACGGGAATCGTATGGGCCTCCTCCGGGTACATCGCCGGTTGGACGCCACTGTTCTGATAGATGACGCTCGGAGATTCCATAACCCATACCTCTCGTTCATGGCCCGGTGTAGCGGGCTGCTTCGTTGGCTACTCCACCTCAGTAGGGCAGGGACTTTAACCCCTCACCCGCTACAGTTACCTCTTCGTCCTGACCAGACTCAGACCGGGCTTTACTTCTTCTCCGCTCGGAGAGCCGCACGACCTTCCGGCGTCGATTCCATCAGGGCCTTTCGACGGCTTGGGTTGACCTGTTCCTTCTCGTTCGGGATCTGCTCAGTGAACGACTTCAGGACCGGACCAGAGAGGAACGCAGCGGCAAGCGTTTCGAGTTGGCTTTCGCCTTCACCGAACTGCTTGATGTGGTTCGCTCGTTCGAGGGCCTGACGCACTCGACCCGCCGGCGTCTTCTTCGCGGTGTCGGCCTTCGCCACTTCTGCGGGCGTTCGCCGACCTTCCTTCACCAGTTGCGTGCAGATCGCGTCCACGCGCGTCGTCTTGTCGCCGGCAGTGTGGACGGCCAACGCACGGTCAACCTTCACCTGCACGAGCTTGTCGATGTAGGCGTCGGAGAACTTGTGAATGATCTGCGTGGGCAGCCGTTGCGGTGCAGCCCCGCCAGGAGCAGGAGTCGGAGTAGGCACGGAAGTTACCTCACTGGCCTGCACGTCCGCCGGCGGAGTTGCACCGGCTTGCATGGCTTGCCACATTGCCAACAGATCGGCGTCACTCATCGCCGACAACGCTTGCTGATCGGCTCCGCCGGCTACCAGAGCCGCGATCATCTCTTCCTTCGAGGGAGGGGATTCGGCGTTCGTTCCGGCCTCGGGAGCCGGGGGAGGTGTTGCCCCTCCGGAAGCCTTTGCCACTTCATGCGCGACCACGACACCCAGAGCGGCATCGTCCTTGATCGCGTCGATTTCCTCTTGGCTCCACCCAGCGCTCAGGAGAGCCGTTGTCATTGATGCTCTGTCCATTCCAGCCCCCTCAGAGAAACACCGAATGAATGCCAACCGTCCAGTAGGCAGAAAGTAACGCTTGGTTCCTTTGAACCGCAAATCAGCGAACTGTTGCACGCCGGCGTAACCGAGCCTGCCGAGTTGCTTGTTCCTCGGGGGGAACGCTCCCAGGATTACCACGCGCCGGAGAACCCAGCCCGTTCCGTCGAGGTTGCCCTGGCTCGGATCGAGGTAGAACTCAGCGGACGGATACCGATACTCCCCGCTGTTGATCTGCTGGGCGGCTTCGTCGGTGATGTCTCGCCACGAGGTGAACAGGAAGGGAGCCTCGAACCAGCATCGGTCAACCCAGCCGATAGCCGGCTGATCGGTCATCTTCAGTTCGTCGTGGAGTGTCCCGACCAGCTTGGCATGACCCTTCGCCACCGGAACACCGTGCCGTGGATTCGGACCGGTGGAGAGCCGCTCGAAGTTGCGCACCACTCCTTCGAGGTCGGGAGCCTTGCAGATGAGTTCATCTGGAGTGCCGACGTCGTAGTCACCGACACAGAAGGTCTTGACGCGGGGTAGAACACCGTCACGCACGATGAGCGATGTTAGTGGCAGATCATTGTCAGGTAGACCTTGGTGCATTCGTCCCGTCCCGCACGATCAGTTGATCCATGCGGGACATGGTAAGTTTGCAAACTGACAGGAAGCAAATTGACTAATACTTGATACCCGGCGGAGCGGGAGGAATAAGAGCGATTTCAACACGGGCACTCAATTGCTTGCCGATCTCATAGGCGTATTTGGTGCCAGGAAAACCATAGGCCGGACTATAATCCTCGTGGGCCTTTTGAGCCTGAGCGTTGAGCGTGGGAAGCAACGGTTCCATGTCATCGCCGAGGTGAACTTGCCAGGTCCAGTCTCGAAGGAGTTCGAGGCAGTTCTCTTCGTCGATCCATAGACGAGCAACCCACGGACTGAGCGTCATGGAGGAATATCCTTCAAACGGTGTTTGCCGGACAGGATTCCAGCAATGAAGTTAAAGTATTCGGGGTCACGCTTGGCGAACCCGACCGGATCACGGTACATCAACTCTATACCCATCGAGATGATTTCTGTACCCCCGTCGTAGTAAGATTTCCCGGTGTAGTAGGCCATGTTCAAGTCGCCGTCGAACGTCTTGTCGAAGTTGTCCTTGCAACCCATCTCGTCATCCCGATAGTTGTTGTCGGGAAATAAAACCTTCATCTTCGTCGGCTGTTCGTTGCCGATGCGATGTTTCAGGAACTCCAGTCCGGCCCTTTTTGCTCCCGGCATCATCTCTTCAATGTGGTGCCCCATCTCGTGAACCACAGTCTTAACCGCGTCGTTGTCTGCCAGGGAAACCGATCCCGGCATGTAGCCGGCGCGACCGTCTGGAGAGGTTGTCGTACTCACCGCTGGTAACGGTTGCCCGTTCTGCCCCTTGGCGACAAGCCCGGAAAGGAACTTCTGCGCCTCGGTGACGTTCTTTTCAACCGCAGGCTTGTGTGTGTTGATCTTCACTTCTGTCGGGTCGGGCTGTGCAAGAACCGCTTTGATCTTCTCCCGATCCTTGGCAATCGGATCACCGAACGACTTCTGACGCGCTTCGAGAAGCTCACTCGTCACCTTGCGGGATTCCGGCGTGATCTGATCGAGTTCCGCCTTCAAGCGCTTCGCGGCCTTCTTGTCCCTGTTCTTGATTGCATCGCCGTAAGCCTGGGTTAGCTTGATCTCTTGCAGGAGCAGGGAGCCTTGCTTCTTGCTCAGTTCCTCCGCCTTCTTCCTGTAGTCCGTGGAAGGATCAGCCTCGACAGCGGCCAGGAGCCGTTTGCGCTGTTCCTCGTGCGGGGAGTCCTTGAGTTGCTCCGCAATCGGAACCGGGTTGAGGTTGGCAAACATTCGATCCTTCACAGTCGCGTTGAACGTGAGGGGATCAACGTCTTTATCGATGCCGAGATAGGTTGCAATCTGTTGCCGCTCTTCCTTACTAGCAACGCTGTAACGAGCGTCCAAGGCCCCAACGTCACGCATTGTCACAGGGACTTTGATCGGACCTTCCGCAAGAGCGGCGTCGGCGGCCTTGATACCTTTGGTGACAAGGGTGTAATCGCGTCCGGTGATGATGTTGCCATCGACCCGAATCCAGCCCTTCTTCACCATCTCGTCGAGCGTCTTGCTGTCGCCGACCAGCGAGGTCATTTCCGACTTGGAAAGCAGGTAGATCTTGCCGTTCTTCTGGGCTTCCTGAAGTCGCTTGGCCGTTTCCTTCGACAACCCGACCGAGGGCAAGTTGAGCGGCGGGCGGTTCGGATCGAGTTCGGGATAGGGTAACGGGCGGGCCGGCTTCTGCGGTTCCGCAACAGGCTTCTCGACCTGTTCGCGCTCCGGCTGCACAGGCACCGGTTCTTCGACCTTTGAAGTAGGGGCAACCGGAACGGGCGGTTGCACTGGCGTCACTTCCTCGACGACGGGTTCCGGCTCGACCGGCGGAGGTGGTTGCACAGGTTCCGGTGGTGGCGGTTTAATCGGCTCGATCTTGGGTTGCTTGACCTTCTTGTTCGTGACCCGGCGTTCGACCTGGCCCCAACCGCTCTCCACGCGCGCCCCTTGCTTCTGCAGATCCTCCCACTCGTATTGATCCACTGGCGTCATGGTGCATCGGCAGTTGAACGGACGCTTACCGCGAACCTCGTTAAAGGACGCACTGGCAGGGTAGTAGCGTCCGAAATGTGGTCGGTGGTCATCACCTTCACGACCGTCTCGAATGCCGTCGTATCTCCAGACAGGAAAGAAGTCCTCCATCTCGCGCATCTGGGCTTGTTGGCCGGTGTTGTAACTGTCCATCATGTTCGTCCGGACAACCATCTCGGCATACTGCGGATTGCTTGCCGAGACTCCGGCCTGGTCGAGAACCTTCTGCACTCGTTGCGCCAGGGCCTGCTGAGATTCGCCCGACTTCAGCCCTTGATCGAGGATACCTTGCACCTTCACTAACAGGGTCTGTTCCGTCGCTACGGCCAGGGTAAACGCCTTCCGCCGTTGATCCTGACCGAAGCGTTTGGGATCGGTTCCCAGTGTCGGCACAAGCCCGCCGAAGTAGCTCACAGCCTGTTCCGGAGCCATTGGCGCTATGGGATCCGCAAAGGCCAGGAAGGGTGTTGATCTCTCGCTGAATCGCTTCACGCGCTTACGCTGGATGATCGAGACCCTCTCCGCGATGCGTGAGCGGCCCAATAGATCCGCCGATCCTGTCACCGATGCCAGAGCCTCGGCCAGAGCTTTCCGCTCCTGGTCGGTGTAGAGTCCCCCGCTCTTGCCCTTCGCAGCGATCAACCGAGCTACTGCCGTCCTGGTGACCTGCTGCATGACCGAGGTGACAGCGTCCTTCGCCTGACCGAGCAACTGAGCGGCCTTGAGACCGTCCTTTCCGCCGGCCGCTACCTCACCCGTTTTCGCTGGTTTCTCCCGAAGAGTACGCGCGTCAGAAGCGTTAGATGAGAGGGCAGGTGCAGACGTCTGCACCACTGGCGGATTCAGTTCGGCGAACCGCTGTATCTCGGCTGCGCGAGGCAGGATCAGCCGGCGGAGAATGGCAGTCCGTGCGGTCTGCAAGCCCTCCGAACAGCGGACGCAATACCGCTCGGAGAACTTGACCCACTTGGGACACAGACCACAGTTAAGGGGCATCTTACGCCCCCTGTACGGTCACTGTCGGTTCGGCCACTACAGGTGCATCCGGAGGGAGTTCGGGGAACAGCAGGGCGGAGTCCGTCTCGGACAACCCGAAGATGAGTTTGGCGTTCGCCATGACTGCATCGCGGGGGAGCTCCCGAGCGTAGTACATCTTCTGCAACGCTGCGATCTGCTGAGATCCGCCGACCGTTGCCCGGAGCGCGTTCGCGGCGTCGGTCGGCTCTCCCGTCGCTGCTGTGTCCTGGGTTGCGGCCAGTGGATCCGCCGGCGGTTGTCCACCGAGGCCGAGACCCTTGATCGCTTCGTCGATGTACTTCGGTGCGATCTCGTCTCCGCCGAACGGATCGCCCATTCCAGGCATCGGCGGAGCGGCTGCCAGCGTCGAGACCAGCACGTCCTCTTCGTCCTCCGGCTCGGCTCGCGCGTAGACCCTGGACGCTTCCTTGTTGCTGAGCTTCTTGCCCATGCGTTGCAGGGCTTCATCGACTTGGCTGCGTACCAGGAGATCAGCTTCGCTCACGCCTTCGAGGGTCATTCGTGGGGGAGCGGGAACCGGGAAGTTCAGTTCGCAGATTTCGCGGGCTGCCTCGGTGTAGGTGTAGCTCAGATCCATTGCCAGGGCCCACTGGAACAGTTCTGAGTTCTCCCGATGCACCTCACCCATTGCCCGGGCTCCGGTGGTCTTACCTTCGAGAATGCTCAGGTAACTGCCGAAGATCCCCACAAGGATCTCACGGTCGCAGTCCTGAATGGCGCTCTCGAAGTCGGCGGTTCCACGCATTGACATTTCGATTGCGTCCACCATTGCCCCGGTGGGGATCGCCATCCAGGTTGACGACTTGGCTCGTTCCAGGGCAGCTTCAAGGGCTACCTTGACATCGTTACTTCCGGCTGGGTAAGTGCCGCGCAGGAAGGGCGAAGTGAACTTTTCGAGGTGGAGCCCGCGAAGGTTCCAGATCATCGTCTTGCGCCAGTAGGGCGCGAACGCTGCACGGAGGTCAGACATCCCCCGAGGGTCTTCGTACATATCCATGTACGAGTGAATAATAAAGTCATCGGGAGGCCAGACCTTGCCCCCATCGTAACGGTTGGACTGTATGCCGATGACATTGGAGTAGTCATCGACGGCGATCCGCAATCCCTTCGTGGACTTGCTCTTCCAGGCATCCCATACCCACTTACCTTTCCACTCCCCCTTATCCTCGAAGCGGAACTTCTTGTGGGTCAACGACCAGCCATTCATGAGCGCGGGCAGGGCAATGTTTCGACCCGTTCGAGGTGGGCCGCCCTTGAGCCGCTCGAAGTAATGCTGGACGAATCGGGCCTGTTCTTTGGCGTTTTCATCCTTGTTGTCCGGTGGGTGATATTGAACAGACAAAGACGTGACGGCAAGGATCTTCGAGAGAAGAGCCGACTTGATCATCGGATCACGCAGCATGACCGGATAGGCTGCCCGATGCTCTTCGGTCTCTTCCGTCTTTTCGTCCAGGTAGGGCAAGAAGGTAATCTGGCCCCCCGTCGAGGCAGATCGGATCTTCTCAACCACCAGGTCGGCAATGTGATCGAGTTGGGTTTCCGGTGCGCGGAACAGCCCCTTGAACTTGCCGATCCAATTACTCACGGTGTTGAGCAAGCCCATTACAACCTCTTATTCTGTGCGAAGACTGAAGGCTTCCCGACGCTGATGTTCTCAGGCGCGCAATGGGCCGACTCTGCTACCCAACAGGCCAGAGCTACGGCGAGAACAAGATCGTCGTGCTCACCCTCGCGCCACGTCCCGAATACCTCGTTCGCTGCTGTGGTGATCTTGACCTTGAAGTTGTGTAATTCCCTGCGAAGGATGTCGGCTTCCTGCAACTCGGCAGCGATAAGCAAACGGTTGGACTGCAGGAGCATCTGCACGCATCCCGCCAGATCCTTCTTGGGTGTGTGCCAGCTTCCGTCCGGCTCAGATCGTGCGTTGTGTCCACTGGTGATCGTCACCGGCACGATGCCGACGGCTGCACGGATCGCCCGGAAGGAGTCCACCACAGGCCGACCTACTCCCGTCTGGTCAATGACGAGCGTTGAACCTGGAATGGGAGGCCGACAGCACAACACCCGCACAAGCTCGACGATACCTGGATTGCGTTGAGTGCCGATGTAGGGCGTTCCGCGCTCATAGCGGTGAAGGTAGCGCACGGCATAGATCCGTTCCCTCCGCTCGACGATGGCAAGAGCAGTCGGATCGCTGACCTGGCCGAGGTCCAGGCCGAGGAAGTATTCAGGTTTCCGCTCGATCACCATAGCGGTTTTACCTCGTTACTCATTGCCCGTTCAATCGCCTCCGCGCTGAAATACTGATCCACGGCAGCCTCGAATGAGCAGTTGTACTCCTGATCGAACCAGCGTCTTCCCTTGCGAGCCAACTCACGCGCAAGGAATGCGGGAGTGATGCGAGGGCACTGAGACGCTGTCACCTTCTCTCGCTTCCAGCCGACCCCTTTGTCCCACTCGTCAAAGAACCAGCCCCGCTTACCGAAGGGCGTCGAGAGAGCCAACAACTTGCCATTGGTAACCGCCAGCATGGGCGTTACCGCGTTGTACAGATCCTCGCTCACACGACTGGCTTCGTCGATGATGAGCATGGATACCGATGAGAACCCACGAATACCCTCTTCACTCTCCGGGAGGCTCACGATCCGACTGCCGTTGCTGAATGTCATCTCCAGTTGAGTCGGCTTCTTTTCGTCCAGAGGGCAGCCCAACCCCCGCCAGTTTCGTAGTACTTTATCGCGGAAGAATTCTCCCGACTGCCTCAGCGTAGGCGACAGAACAAGGATCAATGAATCCGGGTTAAACAGGGCTTGTCGCAGGGCCAGTGCCGCTGCGACCGTTGACTTCCCCGCTTGCCGCGAACAGAGCAGTAGGAGTTGATCCACTGGCTCCCTGAGCAGTCGGGCTTGCCAAGGGTCGGGGTACAGGCCGGCCCACGTCATGATCTGCGTCGGGTTCTCCCGGAGACTCCCGATCGGGTTCGTCTCCATCAACAGACTGTCCAGCTCGGCGCGTTCTTGCGACGTCAAGTAGGGCAGCAACTCGCGCACCTCGTTGAGCGTCATTGAATGAATGCTCCTCTCGACTGGTCGGCTTACCCTTCAGCAATTGGATCTTGTCGACTCCGATACCCACCGCCGTCATGAGATCCTTGGGGCTGGCGGAAGCCATCATCTCATCGGTGAACGCTCCAAGTATCTTCCTTACAACATCTTCGATCCCTTCCGCTAACGACTGTTTTTTCTCCTGGCGAAGTTCCGCCGTTCCGTTCGCCACTCTTCCGCCAGCCCATTCCGCCAGCGTCTTGCGCGGTATGCCGAGGTCGCGCGCCGTCCTGGACAGATCCCCTCCGTTGGCGTCCAGGGCAGCCAATGCAGTTGCGCGTTCCTGATCTGAGTAGCGTCTACGGGACACGTCTCACCTCCGACGGTGAGTCTGACAGAAGGGAATGTGGGAGAGCAAATCGACGCTCAGTTGAGGTCGGAGAAAAAGTTTTCAGAATCCAAACTATGTACGGAGCTAACTACTGACGGTAGCCTACCATGTCCGTCTTTGATGTGACCCAGATTGACCAGGTTGCGCTCAACTCCAGTGAGACGACGGACCTTCTCACCATAGTCCGGCTTGATCCCTTCGGCCAGTTCATACTGACGAACGAGTCGACCGTCCTCGAGAACGTCCTTCGTGATGACGACGGTTCCAGCCTCTACCAGACGTGCGATAGCCGAACTACCATCGGGGAGCCTGGGACGCTTCGTCCTCCTGGTGGCGATCAGGATCTGACGCATGGTCTGCGGACCTTCCCGTTTCAGGGTGTTGAGAATGTCCACCTGACTCGGGTAGAGGTCAATGCCGAGATTAGTCCACCGGGCAGCGTAAGCTCGCCTTGCGATCTTGTGAGACTTCCCAGCATGTCGGATGTCTCGACGGGCTTTCCGGTGCCCCTTCAGGCCGAGCTTCTTTCGCATGTTGAACACTCGGTCGGGAGTCCACCGCTCAGGAGGATCCGGTTTCTCCAACAGGTGGAGTGGCGTATCAACGCGGTGATGATGCTTGTGCAGGAGATACAGGGCAGGATCATTGAGACACTCAGCAATCTCCCGATCCGAGAGACGACGTGAGTGCAGGTGACGGAGAAACCGGATCGGCTCGCGCTCCGGATCGAAATCCAGACCCAGAAGGGTTTGTAGGCTCGGTGGTACAGTGTTCATGGGCCACACTGTACCGAAGTGAGCGTACGGGAGTCGCATCAGCAGAACGATCACTGGTCTGCTACCCTCCAACCGCGGCCCTTGCACACAGGACACGGAACAGCAGGGTCAGTTACAGCCCACGACACTGGTAGTAGAATGGGTTTACTGGTGTTCTTCATTACCTCGATCACCTTACCCTTGCCCGCGCAGACATCGCACTGGACGTGCAGCCCGGCCTTGATCCTCGCATACAGGATGCACGTCTCCGAGATCACCCGATTCCGTCGCTCTGGTGTGTCGCAATAGACCCTGTTACCTTGCCCCTCAAGATCGTAGACCTCGGTGGTCTTGTAGCGTCTGACGACGATTCTGGAGGCTTCCTCAAGGCCGAACCTGCCGAAGCCGAAACAGTGGTTGCAGACCGGGCCTCCCGCGCTGGTGTTGTCTGCAATCCGTCCTCTCCCGTCGCACACCAGGCAGTCCTCAGAGTTCGGCGTCTCCCAGATGTAGCGGAGGTTTCGCATCTCCTCATCGGGATCGTGGTCGAGTTCTTCGAGGTAGAGATCGGTCAAGGTCACCTGTTCGATGGGGTGTTGTTGGACGATCTGCGGGCCGTGATCGAGCCACTCGTATTGACCGCAGACGATCTCTGCGGCAAAACCCCGCTGAAACACAGCTCCGATGCTGGCAGCCTCCCCTGGTCTTTCTCCGCTCCACAGGGGGACTCTGAGATTTTTCAATTCCGTCTCTCGTTCCTCTAATATGTGTCGCTGCTCACATGGGTAGCAGAGTGACGACACACCTGGTTGACAGATCGCCCCAGGCTCATCTGACCAATGGCACTTGTGAGGCTTCGCCAACTACATCTGCACCCGAATGAACTCGCTTCGTGGGTCGCCACGTTCTTCCAGCCAGTCGGCATAGATCAGGCGCGGAGTATCGTCCTCCGGGTGAAGGCAGACGGCATGCAGGAGAGCGGCTTCCTCGGTTCCAGGGTTCATTGTTTGCTTTTCTCCATGATGCCCTTTAGTTCTGCCATCAGATCCATAGCCCACTGTGTTAGTTTCTTGCTCTGCTCTGGGTCTGTCACAGTGAGCCATTCAAGGCCGAAGTGTCGATGGAACACGGCAAGGGCGATAGAAAACTGACCGTTGGTTCGCCTGGACGGATCAGCCGCCAGGTCGCGCAGATGTTGAGCGCGAGACTCAAGCCCCCGCATTCCGACTTCCGTCCCGATCTTGTCGGCTTCTTCAAGGATGTAGACGGCCTCTTCTCTTGTGGGGTCGTTTGGGTCAATCATCCCAGCCTCACATTCTTCAGGGCTCCGCCGGTCTCTCTCAGCACTGCCTCAATCTCAGCAATGATCTTCCTCACTTCCTTCCCGGTCAGCTTCGGTCCGGACAGAAGCCGCGTGGTAAGACGCTTCCTGCCGCCTGGCTTCTCTCTGAGGGTGATCTCGAATACCCGGTTCGAGAGTTCGATGATGATCGATTCGGTTGTCATGATTGTGCCTTCTTCAGTTTCAGTTCAAGAGCCATGAGCTTCGCGTCCAACCTGCTGATTTCCGAGTCCCTCCTGTTCACAAGGGACTGAAGGTCATTCGAGCGCTTTTTACGTCTCCTATTCTTCGCCTTCAGTCGAGCGATCTGGTCCATCAGAGTTATCAGGATCTCATGCCAGTCTTCCGGTGGGCTCCCTCCCGTCAGAGCCTGAATGCGAAGTTCATTGAGTCGGACTGGAGTCAATTCGCTGAGGTTCATAGTGCTTCCGCCTCCTCAAGCTCTTTAATCTTCTGCTCCACAGGCTTCGCTCCGGACAGCTCCCGCTCGGCCTGGTCCCACAGGGTAGGCCAGTCGAGTTCGGCGTAGGAGAGGAGTCGTTCACCGAGGTTGACCCAGTCCTTCCAGTAATTCGGGTCCGGCCGGTCTCGACTCTCGCTCCACGCATCCAGGGTAAACACCGCCGAAGCCGAGACGAGAAAGCCGAGCAGTTGCGAGGGGCTCGCCTGCTTCACGAAGTTCAGCCACAACTTGTAATCGCTCGTGATCTTCTCTCCTGTCTCCAGGTCGATCGCGTGAATCATCCTGATATTAGCAACGGAGAGCTTACTCAACTCCAAGGGTTGCTCTGTACACAGGAATGAGCAGTAGCCCAGCACGGCGAGACGTAGACCTTCGACCCACGGACTTTCCCCGTCAACGTCATACTGTTCCAGGTCCTTCGCCTGTTCGGTCGCGTAGTCAGCCAGGACGGTCATTGCCAGACTGCGGGCCCGGTTGCCGATGTTACCTTTGCTCGGCTTTGGCGGACTCGGGGGAGGAAGGGGATTTACCTTCTTGTGTGGATCGATTCGCGTCCCAGAGGTAACGTCGCTACCTTTCGTTGCGGTCTGAGTGTGTCGAAACTCTTGGGGAGGTTCCTTGGTCTTCGACCTCTCTGCGTGTTCCTTCTGTCGCTTTTCGAGTTCCTTCCTCTGGTGAGCGTTCACCTTGTCCTGGTAACAGGTGGGGTCAGTGCAGACGTCTGCACGTCCCCCCTGGTAAGTCTCAGGATCGAGTTTCTGCAGGTTGCCCATCCTCTTCGGACAGTCCTTGCAAGATCCGGCTTCGGGTAAAAGCTTCTTGTCCTTCGGGTCGAAGCCGCAGTTCTTTAGCTCGACCTGGTGGTTGCTCTCGATGTAGTCCTTCGCTTGCCGGAACGAGAACGGGATCGGTTTGCCGTCCTCATCCTTTCGCCAGATCTCCCCCTTGAGGATGTCTACTGCAGCCTGGGCGCGCTGCCCCTCTCTTGGTAGTCGGGCGATCAACTCGGCAGTCGAGCGAGAGATCACGTCGTTATCCAGAGCCTCCTGAGCAACCTTGGGGAGCCGGTTGAGCAAGAGGATGTTACGGATGGTCGAGAGGGACTTGCCGATCCGATCAGCGATCTCCTGCATCGTTGCGCCGGCTGCTATGAGTCGACCGTAGCCGGCAGCACGTTCGGATGGCAGCACGTCGGAGCGTTGTTCGTTCTCGATCACCTGGATCTCAAGAACTTCACGGTCTGACAGATCCCGGACCACTGCGGGGATCTCATCCAGGCCAGCCATCCCTGCAGCCGTCCAGCGTCGTTCGCCAGCGACGATCTCATAGTCTGCGGTCTCGTCATACTCCGCGCCGGTGCTGGGCTGCTCCCGACCTTTCGGCCAGGGCCTGACAAGGATCGGCTGCAACACGCCAACCTTCATGACGGACTGCATCAGTTCCATCATCTTATGACGGTCGAAGTGTTGCCGAGGATTGGTCAGGCTCGGTTGGATCTTGCCGAGCGGTATCATTGTGGTTTGCATGGTTCACCTATGATGTTGAGTAATTGCTTGCCAATGAACTCCGTGTAGGCCGGTGGAATCGCCTGGGTGAGTTCCCTGTTGTTCATCCAGTCAATTCCCATTGCAGCCTTGCGGAGTGCTAGTTCACCCTTGTAATTCGTGCTGCCGTGAACACCTACCACTCTTGCCTTGTTTTTCTGGCGGGAATCCAGACTGCGGAATCGGGGAGTCTGACGAGCGTGGCGGCAAGACGGAGCCAGGAGCATCACATTCGACTCGAAAAGGCGATGCCTCCTGACGTCCAGTCCGAACATGCTTCCACACAGCAGGATCGCTGAGCGGAGAGGGGCGTTTGCTACGTTCTCAATCACGTAGGGTCTGCCGATTTCCTCAAGGAGATTCCGCGTCGGACCGATCAGGTCTGCATGGTTTCGATGAACTGCACGCCGAGAAATCGGCGTGCAGTTGCTGTAAGCCTGACAGGGCGGCGAAGCGTGGATCGCGTCGAACTGGTGCCCGTAGACCCTCGCGTATTCGAGAGCGTCCAGATGGACGCTCTCGAAGGGGTAGTGCGGTTGTGGTTTAATATCCACACCGAACACCTCGAACCCTGCACGGTGGTAGCCCATCGAACAACCACCGGCTCCGCAGAACAGGTCAAGTAACCTGGGCTTGCTCATGGTTGTTCCTTGAAGTCCTCTTTGAGTTGCTGAAGGGTTTGCGCCAGGATCTGACTCACTCGACTCTCACTCAGGCCGATACACTGAGCGGTCTCGTTCATCGTGAGTTCGTCGAGGTAGTAATGTTCCATGCTCTTGCGTGCGTTCTCGTTGAGCGTGGACAGGAGTTTGTTGACGCTCTCGCGAGTTTCGAGGGTGTCTCCCCTGGTCGGAGCGGGGACCAGGTCCGACAGTTCAGCGTGTCGATGGCCGCTAATGTGGATCGGTGTCGAGAGCGAGAGGTGGGCCTGGTCGAAGCGGAGTTGACGGCAGGGCATCCCAAGTCGACCGAACTTGTTCCGGTGCCAGTCCCCAATCTCACCACGGATACGGTGGGCTGCGTAGGAATCGAACTTGATGTCCTGCGCAGGATCAAACTTCTTGCAGGCATCCCACAGACCGAGTAGGGCTGCCTGGTCGATCTCCTGAATCCACGGTGCGAGTCTGGTGTTGTTCTTCACTGCTAAACCTGCGTGTATGCGTGCTAGATGCTGATGTTCGTCGAACAGACGTTGAATCTCGACTTCCCTGCTCACCGCTTCCTGCGTTGTCCCTTCCATGTTGGTTCCCTTCCGTGTGTTAGAGTTACATTCCGATGTCTTCGATCAGGACTTGCCCTTGCGGGAACCGACGATTGAGTTTCTCAATCGTCGGTTCTTCTAGTTGCCGCACACGTTCCCTTGAGATACCGCCGAGTTTCTGACCCACTTCTTCGAGGATCATGCCTTCTTCGTACCGCCAGACGAGTATCTGCCACTCACGCGGATCGAGTAGTTTCCGGCACTTGTTCTTGAGTTCCTGCACTTCGATCTTCCGCACCGTGTTTGGCTCGCGGGTGTCCTCGGGATCGGTTTGACGTTCTTCACCCTGGTAGGTGTAGTTCAAGGATTGCACTTTCGCTTTACGCTTCTGCGCGTACCTTTGACGCCAGAACCAACTGATTCCCGCGCGAACCCAGTAGGTCGCATAAGTTGAGAACGTGAAGCCCTTGCTCGGGTCGAAGCGTGTCGCGGCCTGACAGAGCTTTATCTGACACTCCAGAAACATCTCGGGGTAAAGAGGATGTTTGCGGTGGAGCCTTCGAGCCCACTTCCAGATACCCCAATGAATCAGTTTCTGATTCTGTTCCACTAACTCCTGCTGTTCCCTGGTAAGTTCAGGGAATTTCGCTAACCTCATGACGCCTTTGCCTCCTCTCGCCTGGGATCGTCCGTGGGCAGGTTCTGCTGACGGTAGATGGTGACTGTCGGCGGAGCTTCGATCCCGAAGCGTACACCCTGCGGTGTGATCTCCAGGACGGTGATCGTCACCGTGTCACCGATGTAGAGCTTTTCGCCGACCTTCCTGTTGGTTGTGAGCATGGTTATCCTCCCCATGAATGTCTGATGGATACATCCACCTTGACCGGGACCGGATCGAGCCAGGGAGTCATCCCGTCCATCATGCACTCTTCGAGATGCTTCGCGGCTTGATCGGCCTGTGATTCGGGCACTTCCAACGTGATCTCATCGTGAACGGCCAGGATCGGCTTCGCTTCCGGGCATTTGTGCCGACGTTCCCACAGGAGCGCGAGAGCGAGCTTCAGGCCGTCGCTTTCATCCCCCTGGACCGGACTGTTGAGTCTCCAGGTCACCGGCACGTTCGGAGGCAAGATCCTCCTTCGTCCGGCAACGGTGCGTGTTTCCTTCGCGGTGGACCGCTGAGCTTCCCGATGCCATCGCGCCAGGCCGGGATAGATTTGAAAAAACTTGGAGTGATGCCGTTCGGCTTCTTCTTCCGTCATCTCAACGCCCCACTCCATCTTCGAGTAGATGCGTAGGGAGGGAGCGCTCATACCAAACAGCAGCCCAAAGTTCGCTGACTTTGCGATCTGGCGATCAGCCTTCGTCACCTCGGACTTGCCGAGCAACGCTTTAGCCGTTGCAGTGTGCGGATCTCCCCCACCAGCAAACACGTCGTACAGGGCCTTGTCCTTCGCGCGATTGCAGCCGATGCGCATCTGCAGGGTTGCGTAATCCGCTTTCACCAGGACGTTGCCGGGAGTTGCCCGAACGCACGCGCGGTACACGGCCACGTCTTTCCCTTCGACCTTCTCGGTCCGTCTTGGGATTTGCTGCATGTTTGGTCCTTCACACGCGGTCCGGCCTGACGCAGCTCCGAGTTGTCTCCAGTTGGGATGTACCCGACCGTTGACGATTGTTGCCGCACTCAGCCAGTTCTGGCCGTACATCTTGACCAGTTGGGCTTCGGAGCGATGTTCGCGGAGCAAGGCCGGGAACTCACCAGGGAGTTCAGCGAGTTGCGCGTCTGCCGTGGTATTCACATCGAAGCCGAGCTTGGACAGGACTTCCTTTACCTGTTGAGGGGAGTTCCAGTTCCATGACTCCACCGCTCCGAAGAGGCCTGGCTCCCCCCTTGGGGGAGCCAGTTGTTCCATTCTCGCTTCCAGATCTTGCTTCCGTTTGGCTGCCTTCGCAGCGAGTAGGAGCCAAGCTTCCTTGTCGAAAGGAACGCCTGTTTCTGCCATCCAGACAAAAGCCCGGATAGCTCTCATTTCGAGGTCTGTTGCTCTGTGAAGATTGGCTTCCGTCAGTTTCTGGTTCAGTGTTCGGAGAAGAGGCAACAAGATCGCAGAATCCCGTTTGGCGTACTCAACATGCTTTTCTGTGAGAGGTTGACTCCAGTCTGCAGTTTGAAGCTCCTTATCCATCAGTGGCTCACCAGGAAGCCAGCGTAGAACGCAGGCAGCCAGATCTGACTTGCCGAAGGCGTGTTCGTAGTTGCCTTCTCCCGCCGTCAACATGCGTGCAATCAGGTTCGTGCAGATCGTCTCGGGAGGGTTTGTAAGTCCTGCGTGCCAGAGGAAGCCCAGATCAAACCGGGCGTTATGCGCAACCAGGATCTTGTCCGATCCGTTGAGCGCGTCGACCACACCCTTCAGTCCCGACGGATGTTCCCAGCAGTCCATGACGAGCGTTCGCTTCCCGTCACTGAGCGAGAGCAGACGGATACGTTCCTTGATGGGAACCAGGCCGGTCGTTTCGAGGTCGATCCCGAAAACCTTCCCGGCTCCGATCATGCGGAGAACGTCGGTCGGTGTTGCCAGACTCAGAGCGGTTGCGGTGGTCACTTTCTTTCCCTTGGGAACTGTCAGGAAATCCAAACAATCCAATCAATGAGGCGCTTGGTCTGTCTGCGGTTAGATTGTTTGGATTGTTTGGATTTCCTGACGCCATAGAGGGGAGACTTCATACCTTGGTGTGGGCTTGCGTCCGGCCCCGCTTCGGGCAGGCTCCGGGGTCGGTCGAAGGAATCGGTGTTCGCAGAGGAACTTCAAGGGACGCTCAAGGGCTTCGGGCTTGTTGAAGGTTCGCCTGAGGTCCACGTAAGCGTCACTACGACTAAACACGCTCACCTTTGGGTTGCGAGAGAGCCAGTTCAGAACGTGTTGAGCCTCGGCAATCCGTGGATCCGCCGACATGAACGAGTAGACCTTGCGAGCGTGACTCTTGAAGTAGCTCACGAGCTTGAAGGCCAACTCCACCATCGGACCATCGACGGCCTTCGCCTCGGGGTTCCAGATGAGTTGCAGGGTCAGTGCAAACCGTCCAGCATAGCCGGGAACCATCTTCGCCCACGGCCCCCAGAGCCAGTCGGCCAGGTCGTTGTTGACTTCGTCCGCATGTTCCTGGGTCAACCGCGTCCAGGCGATCCGAGCGGTATCCGTGAAGGGCATCAGGTCCGGAACGTGATCCCCGTCGATACGGAGCATGGTCAGGTTAAGGAGACGCTGGACTGTCTCGGCCCACACTGCTGACTCTTCTTCGGTGACATCGCGCCATGTCTCACCGACGGCCGGGAGAGGATCGGGGAAACACAGCGCGAAGCGATCCAGGAAGCCGTCATCCGGTGGCGGACGATCTCCCTGTTGTTCTCCACGCATACACTCGATGACTTGTGGCTGAATTCCGCCGATCGCTGACACGAACGGCCGGTTGACCACGAGGGGCACTCCCTCGAAGGATTTCCGATCAACCTCGATCCGCTTCCCAGACCAGATCTTCAGCCAGTTCTGCCGGTCGTTACCCTTGCCGTTGTCCTTGTACTGGTTCATCCCGGTGATGAGCGCGGCCAGTTCATCACGGCTCATCAGGAGTCCCCGAGGGTTGTCCCCGAGGATGCGCACCATAGCTTCCACCGTCGTATCGTCGAGCAACGCGCGGCGTAAGCGGGGCTTGGGTCGCTTCACTTCCCCCTCAGCGGGTTCTTCGTTCTCCCACTCTTCCAGATCCTTCTTCCATTCCTGGTAGTAGTGGTGTTCAGCCAAGTGCAGCGGGTAGGTAATAGCGTGGAGGGGGGTGGACTTCAAGGAGACCGGCCTTCCGATGATGCACGCGAAGATGCACGCGGGTTGCTGGTGCGCGCGAGTGATTGCGAGCCGGCGCGTATTGCCGATCGCTCCCGAGGCGCAGACCAGGAGCGGAACGGCAGCGAAGTCGACAGGAGCGTTTGTCGCCCACGCGAGCTTCTGAACGTACATCCCGATCGCCGGCGGGAACACGTCGAGCGGGAAGGGTTCAACAGCCGGAGCAGAGTTCAGCGGGATCGGTCGTTCCCACTGCTCAGGTTCCTCGGCCTTGACGGGAGTCTGCGGTAAGGCGTGACCGTTACTGGTGTGTCCGTTCTGCTCTTTCAGCAGCTTCCCTGTCGGCCCTTCCTTCTTCGCTGCCGAGCGGAACTTGTGTCGAAGCTCGCTCTCCTTCCACGGTGGTTGACAACGAGAGTTCCATTCCTGGATCGCCTGGAGAGCCTGTTCTTCGGTGAGCGCGAAATCCTTGACAAGAACGCAGGCAACAGCAAAGGTCTGATCGTGTCCGTGTTTCTCGTTCCCCTCGTGCGGGGCTGCCGGTTTCCCGCTTATGGCGGGAGGCATCTTGGCGATGTAATCCTTCGCTCTATTGACCACGTCACCGACCGGTCTGCCCTTCCGCTGATCGTCGGCATACCGCCAACGCTCCAGGAGCAATCTCAGGGCCTCGTTGTTGTGGTGTGCTCGTTGCGCCTGCCACTGACTCCCTTCGACCAGAAAGGCCCTTCTATGCGGCCTGGGAGGGAAGATCTCTGACCCATCGGGAGAGACAGTTTCCTTGATCTGATCTGGTCCCTTCCGAACCATCGTCCCGTAGAGCTTCCAGATCCTGACCGCGTCGAAGCATTTCACATCGACCTTTGCTCGATCGGTGTCGCAGTGTTTGCCGAGCCCGACCAGGACGGCTTTGACCAGGGCCTGAGACTCGTCATTGTTCGGTAAGTCGATCGGGTAACAGAGGTGCCATCCATTCCCTGAGCAACCCACAATCTCGCCCACACATCCCGCTCCCTTGAGAACGGATCGGCAAGCGTCGATGACTTCCCAGGCTTCCTGCAGTTCGGGTTCGGTCGAGCTACACTTGTCCGGCCTGACGGGATCCACGTCGACCAGGAGCCAGTGACGAGCGGAGATGTCTTCCTTCCTCGCGCTGGCTGTCCTTCCCGCCATGTCCGGCTTCAAGGGGTTGGGAGTGAAGTAGATGCCTTCCGGCCATCCGTTATTGTCCCACACCCAGGCGCGTTCTGCGGCCTTCGTGATGTCCGCGAACGACTCACACTCAACGCGCTTCGCTGGTGAGTGTCTCAGGGCCCGGAGTTCGATCACCTGGCCGGGAACCGCGAAGAGTCGCAAGGCTTGTTCAATCTGTTCCAATGGAGGCATCATCCGAGAGTTCTCTAGCCATCCAGACACACTTGAATCCGTAAGTTCTGAGCATCATCTTCAAGAGCCGGCGAAGCCGAACGGCAACAGGACCGCTCGACTTCACCGGAACCAGCCAAAGGATGACACCCTTAAAAGGGGATGTCGTTGGCTCCCGAGTGAGGGTTGTGCATCATCGGAGCCTGCCCACCGAACTGAACTGCTCCCGTCGGCATCGGTGGGGGAGTGTGCGGAGCAGGAACAGGAGTTCCGGCACCGGGGGGACTCAGCGGAGGCATGGGCCGACCGTCGAGACGACAGAGGACACGGAACTTGTGCCAGACCTTCCCGGCGTTCGGTGTGTTCTCCTTACCCTTGTCGGTGGTCTTGAGACCGCGGAACTTGAGACCCTTCAGCTTCGGAATGACCTTCGGCACCTCAACAGAGAGCGGTCGATTGGTCGCCTCTCCCCACTTGTCAGCGTCGAAGTTCAGGACAACGAGGTCGGCGCACAGAGCGTTGATAGATCGCTGATCGTTAAGCCAGTGCGTCCACTCAACCCCCGTTCCCCCATTCACCTTCAGGTTGAGCTTGAGAAGCCGAACGCCCGTCTGTGTCTTGATGAGGTTCGCTTCGTCGATCTCGCAGTCATGCGCGCCGTCAGGAAGAGAATCGATCGAGACAGCAAAGGCGTGTTTCGCCGCGAACTCCCCTCGACCAAAAGAATCGAGGTCGGAGAAGTCGTCAGCCGGTGCGTACGTGTTCTGCTGTTGGGTTGCCCAGGGATCATGAGACATTGCTGTGTTACTCCGTGAAAATAGAGGGAATGCGGTTCTCGAACACAAGCGTGTTCTTGGATCGAGTTGCCGCGATATAGGCCAGGTGGATTTCTTGCTGAGTCTGCCACGGCTTCATCTTCTTGCGGCGGAGTGGCAGGGAGTCCGGATCGAGAACGCACACGGTGTCAGCTTCCAGACCCTTGGCGCGATGGATGGACGATAGAACCACGCAATCCTTCGGTTCAATCGTGTCGTCAAAGACACCTTCCACGAACTGCCTGAGATCGCTCAGGGATTCCGTCTGAGCGGCGAGCATGGACAGACACTGACACTTGTCCTCCAGGGCGTCGAACGAGCTTGCCTGTGCATCCTGCCTGCGGAGACGGCGTTCTTCCTTCTCCTGATACTCCGCGACCTTGTCGATCAGGTTCTCGATCGAGTGCGGACTGAGCCGATCGACCAGGCTCAGGAGTCCCTTCCCGATCTCCCTCCCTCGCATCATGGCGGGAATGCCAGCCAGAACGAGCTTGTACGTCATGGCGACAACAGGAGCGTTCTTGCGGGAGATCACCAGCGACCCAGGCTTGACTTCCTTGGCGATCTCGCTGATCGACCTGGTAAGGATCGTTCCTTCAATGGCGTTCTCGGCAGCCTGGAGAGCGGGAACCAACTTCTGCGCGAGGCGGACGTGTGAGGCCGGACAACGCCACGTCACCGTCAACGGGAACACGGAGGCCGACAGTTCCTTTGTCAACCGCGGGAGCGATTCCGTATCCGCTCCTGCGAAGCCGTAGATCGCCTGGTTCCGGTCCCCGATGAAACAGAGGCGTCCTGCCGATCCCGCTTTCATTGCCAGAGCTTGCTGAGCCCGGTTGAGATCCTGAGCTTCGTCGATCAGGAGCAGATCGAACTGGTCGGGTTGAATCCCGAGACGGTTCGGCATCCACACCATGTCATCGAAGTCGATGGACTGCGTTCTCTCTGCGCAAGCGTCGAGAACCTTCGGCACCCAGCCCATGACCTTTTCCCAGTCCCGAGGCTCAACCTCGATGTCCTGGTGTTCGATCAGATCCGACACCTCGAGCGGCTTCGTGCCGTCGATCAGGCTGTACTTGCACTGCCTGACGACGTTCTCCAACGCGATACGGGTCGCTGTGAATGTGCCGGAGGGAACGACTTCCTTGACGATCTTGCTGAGCTTCTGATAGTCCAGGATCTGCCTCGGAAACGCTCGCTTCAGTGTGGTGTTGCCGAGACTGTGCAACGTGGAAGCCGGAATCCCCGGAGGAAGTTTCTTGGTCAACTCAGCCGCGATATGGGCATTGAACGCGCAGAAGCCGACGCTGGAACCGGACGGCATGGACTGCAGGCAGCCCACAGCCGTTGTCGTCTTTCCAGTTCCTGCGAGAGCTTCGACGATCATATGCCCTTTCCCGCTTCTGATTGCCTCGTAGATCGCTTCCTGTTGGGGAGTAGGCTTCACTCCCTTTCCAGACCGAACAGGATTCGAGACCAGTTCTTCAGCAGCCTGTGTAGATCCTCGATCGTGTGGTTCCTGATCTGGAGTTCCCACTCGATCTTCGCCCAGAAGACTCTTCAGGCTGCCTGCTGTTGCGTTTGCTTCGCCTTGAGAGCGTTCTCCAGGGTCTCGATCAGTTCCTTCGCCTGGTGCGTCAGCAAGTGCCCGAAGGATGAGACCTGGTACTTCTCCCGGAGCCGAGTCCCGACCGTCTGCCAGTCGATCTTCAGTTGCCCGACCAGGTCCGCTAACCGATCCACCATCCCCATCGGACAGAAGCCTTCCGTCATCACCCTTCGGAGCCAGTCCAGTCGAGACACCGGAGTCTTGCTCAGGTGGTCGATCTGCAATGCTCCACAGATCGCCTTCACCCGGTTGACTCGTTGATCCTCCGGCCAGGTCATGATGAAGGTCACGATCTTCTGGTAGGTCGCTTCGTCCACGATCTCGGAGTTCGGCGGGGTACTGCCATTCGTCGCCGGCTGAGGGGCCGGCGCTTGGGAGTTTGGGCGGGGTTCCTCCTGTTGCGGAGCGGGAGCTGGTTCAGGCTGAGGTTGTGGTTGTGGTGCCTGCGGAGGGGGAACGATAGCAGGCTGACGATCGTCCCGACCTGCAATGTCGTGTTCGTCTCCCCGAGGCATCTGCAGGAGATCCCGGAGCTTGTAGGCGTAGGACGTGGTCAGGGCTGCCAGATAGCACTTGTCGAGCGTCTTCTTGCCTTCGAGGTTGACCGGGAACCCCTTCACTTCCAGCGTGACGAACTCCCCGCTCGAATGGGAGAGGATCAGCGTCCGGTTGATCGCATAAAAAACGCTGTTCCCTGCCGGGATGTAGATGAGTTCTTCCTTGACCGGCAGGAGAGCCAGGCCGGTCCCTTCAAGGGCAGCGTTGGCTGTGGCAATGACTTCGTCTGCCGAGGCGTAGGCGTAGCCGAGATGATGCTTCTTGTCCTTGCTCGCGGCCTCGCATTTGTCGCGAGCCTGCGCGAGAGCAGCAGACAGAGAGGGACAGCCGGCAGGCGTGGGCAGCCCAAGCTCCTGCGGAGTTTGAACGGTGTGGATACTTCGGTTGGGTTTCTCGATCAGTTCGTTCACAGTAGTTGTTCCTTTGCTTTGGGTTTCAGGTATTCGTTCCAGGCGTGATCCGTGAGCTTCCAGCGATAGGTGACTTGATCCTTCTCGAACCAGTGGTGCGCGAGGTAAGGCATGACGCCCTGATCGCTCATCTCCAGGTGTGCGGCGATGAGAGACAACGGTCTTGAGCCGATGGGGTCCAGGCTGACGAAGTCGGCGATAGCTCTCCGCTTCGCCAGATCCCAGGCGTCCTGTTCCGGCCCTTCGTATCTCGGTCTGCGTTGTTTGGTGGGCGCTGGTGTGGGGTCTGCCTTCTGTTCCGGAGGGGAATCAGCCTTGTAGTTCGGGCTGAGACTCCAGAGCTTGTTGTCCGGATTCCGAACGAACCAGTCACAAGCCAGAACACCCTGAATGGAGTTGTCCGGGATGTTCAGTTTCCGGCAGAGTTCAGCCTGTGTTGCAGGGGCTTTCGCCAACAGATCGCGGATCTGTTGGCGACGTTGTTCCTTCAACTTGGTCACATCCACACCGGCAACGCGTCCGCGTTGCCGGGACGTCTTTTCGACCTTTGCCGAGGTTTGTTGTCCTTTGCCGAGGTCTTCTGAGGTTTGGGCAGGTTCTTCGACCTTCGGTTCGGGAACCGGCTCCGGTGTAGGTACAGATGTCTGCACCTCGGCAACGAGGGGAGAGTCCAGGAGCTTCAAGGCTCGCTGGAATCCCTCCACTCTCCCGGCCTGGAAGGACAGTTTGATCTCCTGATCGTGGAGATTACGTTGCTCCGCTTCGAGAGCTTTGAGGAGTGTCTCGCGCACCTTACACCCCGCTTCCCTTCTGGTACAGCCCGGCGATCTTCTCCGCGATGACAGGCAGCGGCTCGGGAGCCGAGAGGGTTTCGGAAACGGTGACGAACACGTCGGCCTGGACGGAGCGATAGTCCAGGATCTCGGTGAGCTTGTCCCGAAGCATCATTGCAGCTTCGGGAGTCATGTCGATTGCGGCTCCGCTGAGCGTGGTTCCCTTCCAGTGAACGCAGTCAGGGCGAAGGACAATGAGATCTGCTCTCTCGCTGTACTCCGCTTCCACCTTCAGGGGTTGGGGTTTCAGTTCTTCGGGGACTGGTCTGGCTCCCATGACATCTCCTATGCGCGCACCACGAAACGCAGAGCGTAACGAGTGCGCTGTTGTTAGGGTGAATCAATGAGGGGGAAACCTGCATCCACGCAAGCCACCCGCATAAGCATGGGATGACGGTGAACCCGAGCCTGACACCGCTCCCCCTCTCCCGATCGAGCGTCACTGCTCAGTCTGTCTCATCCTGCAAGACATCGGGTAACGAGAAGGGTGGGAGTCGAACCCACAACGACAGATTTTGGAGACCTGCGCTCTACCATTTGAGCTACCTTCCCACTTTCCTACGCATACTTCACATACTCTTCCCATCGCATGTACGGTGTCGGGTGTCCAACGTGCCACCGACTACACGCAGGACACTTGTAAGCTCTCGTGCCCGGAAGGTTGCACTTGGCGATGGACTTGGCCTTCCGCTCGCTGTACTTCTTCTTCCGCCGGCAACAGCGTCGGTGTCGTTCTGCGTGTTGCGGGGTCACAAGGATTTCCTCCATTCGGTAGGAGAAGTCTAACGGCGAAATACTTCGGTTCAATGGGGTTGTTCGGCACGCGATTCTCTAACCCCCTCCATCGCCCTTGGTCGGCTTCCTTCGGCTTCCACCGCTCGAATTTTCTTCCTCAGATTTTTCCTTCACAGGCATCCGTTGCATGATTCTGGACAGACAAACCATGTCCAGCCAATACCACCGGATCCCCCGCTTCCCGATCTTCACAGGCTGTAGCCAGGGATGATCGGCAGCCAGAGTCAGGAACGTATCCTCGTGGACTCCCAACCAACGGGAGGCTTGAATCGTCGTTCCCCATTCCCACTTCGGTGCGTCGATGGTTCTGGCTGCCACGGTTCATGGTCTCTTCTCTGTGGGGAAAGTGGGGCATCCTTGCCCCTTGCAGCGGTCCTTACTCGGTTGGGACATCCTTCCAGGGGTCTTTCGGTGTCTCGTCATCACCAGCTTCTTTGCCCTTCTCCGGCTTCGGCGGGGCGTCGGCGATCTCGATGTACTCGGCTGCTGTCTTCTGCGCGAGGATGATGAGCTTCTTCCGCTCCGGCTTCGTGATCGTAGTGCCGAACTTGTTGGCCTCGGTAGCCTCGGCTCCGACCTTCCCGGCCAGGAGGCCGATCAGGATGTTGGCAGCCAACCATTCTTGGCGCGTGGGTTGATACACTTCGTTACTCCTCAAAAGGGAATGTCAAAATCGTGGTTGGGTTTATAACCAACTCCGGTTTCCTGGGGCAAATCTGCCTCAAAGTCGTAGGTTTCAGCGTCAATGAACTCGATCAGGAATTCATCGAAGTCCAGGTGCGCGTCCTCCGGGAGACGTTCGATCTCCTGGCGGTAAGCTTCCCAAGCTCGAACGTGCAGTGGTGTGGTCACTTCACACCGCCTTTCTTCGCCTTGGCGGACTTATCCCAAGGAAGCGGGCCGAAGACTGCTCCCTTGTCGAGCAACACAGAGCAGGCAGGCTTTGACCACTCCAGGGCGATTGTCCCTGTGAACATCACTCGAATGTCTGCCGGACAAGGATGTCCTGCCTGCTCCCACTGATACAGCAGGACAGCCAGACCCAGACAGTCAGGGATCGTCGCTGGCTGCTCAGTGAACGTGAATGTCCTGCTACTGGCGATCACGACCAGTAATTTTCGAGCGTCGGCATAGCTTTCCAGGGGGCGCTTTATCTGCTCAAACGCGAAGCCCTTGTATCGGGACAGTTCCTCAAGCACTTGCATTTTGCGACTAAGGAACGCCAAACCATCAGAGAGGTTGTTGTCCCACAGGTCAGCAGCACGGAGCCGTCGAGCCATTTCTTCGACCACTGTTCCGTCGAAATACTCGGAGCCCATCTCACGCACCTCCAGCTTCGCCGCCGATGTCGTGAGTCGGGATCGGCTTCTCTTCGCGTTCGGCGATGGGGTTGAATTGGCCGACGAAACCCTCATAGGCTCGGAGAAACTGCTCTGCGTCCGAACCGTAGAGAGCGATCATGTCGCTGCTGAAGTAGATGTAGACGCAAGAAGTACCCTTGCCCGAGGTGACTGAATCTCGGGAATCAACCGCTGAGATCATGTAGTAATCCACCCAGAGGGGCTTTCCGTTGGCTCGTGTGAGCATGATCCACGCCTTCGCCGGCCTGGTGAGGTTGGCTTTCGGTGTGAACGGATCGTCTGCGCGCACCGTCTTCGCGGCGGTTGTCATGATTGCTCCTGCGTTAGTGGTGAAAAAGGTGGAGGGGATTCGGCCCCTCCCTTCCTAGCGGTCCCGTCGTCCCGCAGACCTACTCGCTGATTCCCCGCGTTTCGTCTCTCGGTAGTCTTGTCGTCAGCCCGTCAGAGGAGCGTCTCGTCAGGGTAGGTCGGACTCGACAAGCTCAAAGTACCATATCGTACCATACTGTCAAGCAAATTCCTACATTTCTCGCATCGTACCAAATCATATTTTGTTTTCTCCGAACTTATGGTAGAATGCTGTTGCCTCATAGACCCGGAGTTGCGACCATGTCCACCATGACTAGGAAACGCAAAAAGGATGCTGACGATCAACCGAGCGAACCGCTTCCGCCTTCGCTCTCTCGCAAAAACACGAAGTACATCGGTATTCCTGCCGAGATGTACGAAGCTCTCGACCGTTATCGCCTAAGCAAGAGCGATGAGGACGAAGAGAAGTCAATGAGTTGGGCCGGTCGTCACGCCGTCCGCAAGTTTCTCGAATCCGTGGGATTCTGGCCTCCGCCACAAACACCACAGAAGTAACTTGCTTCCCCTCTTCCCTCTCCCTCTTTCCGTCACGCTGGCGGTTGGCACTCATGCGCGGTGCCTTTCTCTTCCTCTGTGTCACGAAATCCAAACAATCCAAAGAACTCGGCTCTGATCCTTCATTGATTGGATTCTTTGGATTCTCTGACGCTTTCCAAGGGATAAAGAAGGAGAGTAGTGCAGACGTCTGCACTACTCTTTCCTGTGTCCGAGGTTCTCGATCCATTCTTCAACGTCTCGCAGGCTGTACCTCGGTCTGCCTTCCAGGTTCACCGGCAATGGTGTCTTTCCTTCTGACTGGAGCTCGGCCCATTTAGCTTTGCCGAATCCCAGTCGCTCACGGACTTCCTTCTGGGTCAGAAGTAGTTTCTCTTTTGGTTCGCTTGGCATCCGTTTCGACCCTCTTCAGTTCGACGTGTTCATTATGTCGGAGGATCGTTACAAGGATCAACAACCAGAACGCGCGAAGTGGAGATGAGGTAAAAGCAAAAAGGCGTCAACATGACGCCTTTTTCGTGTGACTTACTGTCAGGCTCGTTCATTCCTCGTAGTTTTCATCGGTCGGCACCGTCTCGGCTGCCAGCTCCTCTTCAGGTGTCGGGTAGGCGAGACGGTACATTCCCGACGTCACGCGGACCACCAGGATACCGTAGGCCGGATGGGACTTGCCGTTCTGCTGGAAGATCGCACTCAGGCTTCGCGAGTCACTGCCGGCAGCCCGAAGGATGCTGTCCTGGGACATGACGGGATGTCCTTCCTCCCACGCTTCGCGCATCACCTTGATGATCTCGGCCTGGGTCGGTGTGAAGCTCCAACTGTGTTCCTTCCACGTGGCCGTGCGGAAGTCGGAAGCGTGCCAGGGCGATCCGTTCGGACGAAACGCTTTCGGCTTTGTCTGTGCGGCTACAGCCTCCATGTAGAGCGGCAGTGTAGCTTCCGGCAGGTAGCGGAAGCGCACGACAATACTCACCGGGAAGTCGCCGAAGATCCTCCCCAGAAAGACACGCAACGCATCGGACAACGTCTTCCATTCTGCGGACTGCAGAACTCTTTCAATCGGGCTCATCGCTCTACCTCATCAGGTGGTGAAAATTACACTATAATTAGGGTACGATGGATTTGTTCAGGTAGTCAAGGATGAATCGGGAAGAATCGCCAAAATCACTGGAAGATTGGTACACAAAACACTAGTGAGGCAGAATGGCTTCCATGCGAAAAAAGATCTCTACTCGATGGCAGGATGCCTCGGGCAAGAGAGTGCCAGCGCACACACCCGGAGCGGTAAAGGTGCAGGAAGAGAGCTCGAAGTGGTACGCCTTCGACGTGCCCGGGCACTCACGCCCAGTACCTCTGGCTCGGAACAAGGGCGTCTCGGAGACGTTGTTCGCCCGTCTGATCGTCGCTGGTGAGTCTGATGTTGCCGGCATCCCGGTTCGAGGTAAAGCCAGGACGCTCGAAGAGCTGCTGATCGAGTGGGAAACCGTGATGATCGACAATGGCAATGAGGCGGTCTCTGCCGAGATGTACGTGCGGAGGTGTCGCTTCATCATCACCGCGCGCAAGTGGAAGTATCCACGTGAGATCACCCCTGAAGGTGTCCAGGCCGATCTCGCCGGACGGATGCGCAGGGAGAAGCGTCCCATCGGCCCCGCAACGCGTAACCACTACCTGACTGCAATCAAGGCGTTCGTTCACTGGCTCGCAGGTCGAGGTCGCCGGCTCGTTCCTTCCGATCTGCTTGACACTATTCCCTTGCTTCCCGTCGAAGTTGATCTACGGCACGCCCGACGGGCGCTTACTGCGGAAGAGCTCGGGCGTCTCCTGGTCACCACTCTGGGCAGCACATTCACGTTTCGTGGGATGACAGGTCCGAGACGTCACTGTCTGTACTCGCTTGCCTGTGCAACGGGTTTCCGCTCGCGCGAACTGGCTTCCCTGACTCCCGCTCACTTTGATCTGGTCAAGGGACAGGCTCTGATGCCGGCCAGACGAGGCAAGAACAGGAAGACCACCCGACAACCACTTCCGACCGACATCGTTGATCTGGTGCGATCCTACACGCAGGAAATGGCAGCCGATGATAGGTTGTTCCCGGGCACCTGGTGGGAGAAGGGCGCGAAGATGCTCAGACACGATCTCGCTGCCGTTGGTATCCCTTACAAGATCGACACGCCAGACGGACCGCTCTTTGCTGACTTCCACGCGCTCAAGCATACCTACGTGACCTTGCTGGAGGCTGCCGGCGTGAGTCTGAGGGACGCAATGATCCTGGCGAGACATAGCGACCCAAAGTTGACCCTTGCTCGTTACGGACGCTCCCAGGAAGAGGCTCTTGCGAGGGAGGTACAAAGGCTGCCTGTGGTTGGCGGAGGTGTTTCCCAGGAGGAAGCGGAGAGGATCTTACTCGGATGGGTTTTAATGGGGTGGTGTTGGTGGACAAGTTTGGGTTGCTCCCCGGGTTGCCCCTCCGAAACGGACCGAACCGAACCAGAGCGAACCAAAGCGGACAAATCCTTTCGGAAGCCGAAAACGCGAAAACCCTAGCTTTTCCGGGAGTTTGGTGGAATTTACCCCATCCTTAGGCGTAGTTTTCAAAAGTGGGAGCAACCCAAGAGCCAGATTTAGAAGA